AGAAACCCCGTCCACTCCACGTACTTGATCTGAAGATAGTTCCCTAATGCGTACGCATCGGCAACGATTGAAATCCTGTGTTGCAAACGGATATCATCGTTAACTTTCTCGGACGCTGATGTTGAACGCAAATCATTGAGAACGTCTCCATAATAGGCCCGCTCAGTGATCTCGTCCGACCACACACCCTGTACGGCTTCTTCAGATACTCCGTATCCAATTTTTCCGTAGAAGCGTGCCATGTCGCCTCAGTTCTATGCGTTGTGAGCGAAGTCCCACTCGTCATTTGCATTGTCATCGAAGTACTTGCCTGCGGCAGGAACTGCGATAACGTGAAGCGACTGACCCTGAGCAAGCGTCGTCGGTGCACCAGTCGTGAGCACTGCACCAGCAGCAGTGTCCTGGTGGTAAGAAACACTAGTCACGGTCGGGACAGTAACAACGTTATTGACAAAAGCTGGCTCGGTCGGGTTAGCAAGACGAGCATCCGCAGCAGCCTGCGCACGAAAGACCAGAGCCGACTTAGGAATGGTCAGAGCACCCGAAACACGAGTCTCGATCAGATAAAGCAACTTATTGTAGTCCAGGTCGAAGTCGTCGAACATAGTAACCGCACCACCACGGTCTGCACCCATGGTGTAGTCTGCAAGGTTAACCATAATCCCGACTAGAGTGGAGTCACGCTCCATGATCTCAACCGGAACCACTTCCCGAACACGAAGAACGGCAGCGATGTCAGCAAGAGTGTTGTAGATACGACGACCAAAGCTGTCCTTCACCGTAAGGAACTGACCAATAGTGGCCTCGGTGGTGTAGAACGTCGGGGTACCCGAACCCTTGTAGTAGCGACGGTGACTGATGGCCGCGTCAACGAGCTCCTCGATAGAAGAGGTAGCATCGAGAAGGTTGACGTTGACCGTAGTCACATAGAGCTCAGCATCAGTAGCAACTGGACGAATCTTGGTCTCGATGATCTTGTCAACGTCGCCAATGGACCGACCGTCACCACAAAGAACAGCACCAGCAAGCTCTTCGTCGAGCATGACTCGCATCTCAGCCTTCAACCAGGCCACGACGTCAAGGTCGACAATGTCGATCACGTCATCGCGGTCGAGCTTCTGCTTCTTGTAGATCGTCTGAGGAGTGGTCTCTCGCTTAGACATCTCGAAGAACTCTTCGTTCTTCAGATTGCCCTTAACATAACCACGAGCACGAGCCTCGTCTGGAGTGATGTCAGCAGTCACGCTCTTGATGCGCGAGAAAGGACTCTTACGAACTGCACTCAGAACGTTATTCACCCACTCCATACGGCGGGAAATGAACTGAGGTGAGGTCTCAAGCAACTTGGCATCCGGGAACAAGTAGTCAATGTTTTCGATACCATGTTGAAGTTGTCCATCAACAGTAATACCAGTAGTAGTTACGAAGTTCTCAACCGCCCTCTTGAGGGAGCCATTCTGCTTAGCGTCCTCGACGATTGCACGAACGTCGTCGTGTGAGAGGTGAACCTGGGAAGGAGCGCCGCTTCCGCCGCCCTTAGCCTGGTCGAACACATTATGCGTCATGCTGTTGTCCTCCTGGGTGTCGTTGTGCTGGACGGCGTCGCCGGCCTCAGCGTCTGAATCGTCGGAGCTTTCAGAGTCTTCAGAGCCGTCAGACTCATCAGTCTCGTCAGATCCATCGTTGTGCTGGACGGCGTCTTCGGAGACAGCGGAGTCACTAGACTCTTCCGCATCCTTAGAGTCATCGGTCGTGTCCTCACCTTCAGGTGAACCCACAACATCGCCTTCAGTGTCACCGTGACCCATCGTCGAGTCACCGCTTTCAGCAACAAGGGCTTGGCTAAGAAGATAGTTAACAGCATTTGCCTGCTTCTCGTCCAGAGTATCCAGAACGTCCTGAATAGTCTCTTCCTTGTCTTCAGTTGCTGTAGCATGAACAAGAGTTCCACCAACCTCGATCTCAAAGCCAGTCGTAATCAAGGCTTCATCTGAGAGGTTATCGAACTCCCCATCTCCATGAGCAATAGAGATGTTATCAATGAAAGCACCAGGATTGGCACCACCAAGCACGAGACTAACCTCGCGGATGTTTCCCTTGATGACATCCTTGGCACGAGTCGAAGCGTCAGTAACTCGCTCGACAAGTTGATTTGCCCAAATAGAGAGGAACTTCACGTCTCCGTGCTTTACCATCTCCTTGGCATGCTGCCCGGCGGCCGTTGCATTGAAAAACGCATGACAGTAAGTACCATCATCACGCTTTTCAAGCTTGACATGACCAAGCACGTTTGTGGGCTCCTCATGACCGTGCTGCCAGACCAATGGGACCATATTACCGTCGTTCTGGTCGAAGGCGCCAGCGAGAATGGTCCGCCCATCGCTGCACCTCAGATTGTTTCGAGTGGCATAGCCACTGAAATCCGCTGTTTCCACGGCGGTGTCCTTTCTGCTGGTTGAATGTAGAAGCATAACATCATTGAGTTTCAAGTCAGAATCAATAAAATCAGCATGAGCAAAATGTGCAAGAGAGTTTGATGCTGCTGTTAATTGTCTTTTGGCTTCACTCAATGTTTGCTGAATATTAGAAATTCGAGTGGTTAGTTGTTCAACACTCATAGAAGAAACGCTTGCCGGAGAAGAATCAGACGTACTTGAGTCTTTTTGCTTCGAAGAAATTTCGGCTTTATGTGTATCTCTATACTTTTTAGAAGCCGTCTTTTCTTTAACAGTCGACTTCCCATCAGAATTTTCCTTCTTCGACTTAACTTCAGCTTGACGCTTCTCACTCAGAGCTTGTTTGGCCTCACTGAGGGCCCCTGATAAGGCTACAACCTTTGCTTTGAGTCGGATGACTGCAGCATTGGAGGATGAGGTCTTAGGTGAAACAGTAGGTTTGGGTTTTTCTATTCTACTAGTTCTCCTAGACCCTTTCGAATCGTTGTTGCCTTTTTGTCGACCTTTTAATTGTTTAGTTAACTCATAATAAGCATGAGCTTTTACAGGATCATAGTTAGCAGCACTAGGCATTACACCTCGATCCCGAGATCAGCCATCTGTTTGTTAAGCGCAGCTTCTTCTGGACCAATTTCGCTAGGAGTAGGAGGTTGTGTTGCTCCACTTGTAATTTGCTTGTCCAAAGGCATGTTGCTATTAACCAACTGACTTGCTTGTGGTTCAGCAGATGGCTTAAGCCCAATAGCAGGTCGAAGTTCATTTGGTGTAGCAATCTGGTTTCGACTAAGCGTATCAGCAATGTCTGCAAGTTGACTAATTGGGATCATCTTAAGTGGGGTTTGGAAGTACATGATCTTTTGACCTTGAGTGCGTGCTGTCTTGGTCAGGAATTTCATCGCCATTGCTTCAGTGATCGCAGCCAGAACTGGCTCAATAGTACGGTTCATGTAGTTCAACATCGCAACGTCATCAGCCGTTCCATTCATGATCTCAGCCGTTAGACCAAGTTCATTGAACAGTTGCGTTTGCAGATATTGAACCTGTCCAAGAAGATTATTCTCAACAGATCGATTGAGTTGAGTAATCTTCTCTGTACCATCGGCATATGCAATGCCATAGGTACTACCAGTAAGTTGATCTTCAATCTCAGTACGACGTTTCTGAGCCTGAGTCTTTCTAGCTTCCGACTTAATCACATATGGAAGCTGAATAATAATGTCAAGTTTACCCTTACTCGAAATCTCATCAACATTGTCCATTAAACTAAGTTTATGGACTAGTCGCTGAAGAGTCGAATTAGGTTCATTCATGACAGAATAGAACGGGTTTTCAACGATAGCAACTATAGACTTAGGAACCCAAATATCTTCCTTTTGTCCTGACTTCTCGTTATAAGCCCTTACTTGAACATGTTGTGGTTTCCATTGAAGAACAGTGCCAATTCGCATGTCCTTAATGTCCCAGTTACCCGAACTAGATGGATCGAGCGTAGTATTAACAGGCAATGCAACCATAACGCCTTCAGAGAAAAGCGTTAAAGCCATGTCACGACGAATATGACTTCCAGACTGATCGATGTTACCAGCAACTGTCAAACATTCATTAAGTCCAGAATTAATAGTTTCTTTATACTCACCGCGATCATTAGTGCGAACGTGTTCCATCGTAACGCTCGCAACATCAATAGCCAGACGAGTATAAATCGAAGAGATGATCGTCCGTTCACTAAAAATCCGGAATCTAGGTCTGTCTGGCGCAGTGCTGGATGCCGGACCCGCAGTCGAATAGAACTGTTGTGGATTTTCTTCATTATCTGAAAATGAGTTCCAGACGTGCTTCAAACGATCTGTGAACTTACCCACACTATCACCTCCTCATTACTCGAATGCTTCCTTATTGAGTTTGTAAGCAATCCATGCATCCATTAGAGCCGCCACATTGTCAATCTTTTCTTCATGACGACGCTTAAGAAGCTTACGATTGCCATTAGTATCTTCAATAGTAATGGCATTACCCATGCCAAAACTCATTAGGTCTTCATCAAAGAGAAGCAAGTTTTGTTCTGACATCTTCTTAAGTTCACCAAGAGGGACTGATTCTGTTCGAGCTCCTTGAATGACCTTCTCCATACCATATGGGCCATTCTCAATTTCCCAACGAGTTGTAAACTCTTTGGCATTATACGGGTCAAACCCGAACGATCGAACATCATAAGTCATTAGAAGAATATGGTTGTCCAGGTCCTCATACACATCTATCATGTCTAATACAGTAGTATCGATGATATGTAGAGACCCTTCCTCTCGGAACTGGTCATACTTAAATCGAAGAGCACTAGGCAGATTATTAAGTGTATTTTCTGTAATGTAACTCCGTGTCTTCACACCAAATGCCCCATCTCTCAATGGGAATAGGAAAGTGAATGCACAGAAGTCATCACCTTGGCTGAGGTCTGCACCCATAGCACAAGGCAACCCACGAAAATCGAGTCTCTTCTCGATGGGCAGAGTTTCCTCATATGTAAAGAAGTAAGTATAGCCTTCCATTGGAAGCCCGAAGCGCTTAGCAAGAATATCGTTTCGAGCAGCAGGAGCCTTCTCCGCGCGCTCAACATCCAAAGCATACGTCTCATAGGTTACTGTCAAGCCAATGTTAGGATTGGCTTTGATCCACATTGATGGATCAGCTACTTCTTCTACACTATCCAACTTGTAATGCCAGATCGATACATGAGGAGCCAGGTATTCGCCTTTAAG